CCGTGCTGTCAATGCACGGGAGTCCCGTGGATGAACCACAATCGTGTGGAACACCACCAGGCGCCTAGGAGGCGGAATGTGGATAACGATGATAACACCTATATCAAGGCGAGTTCTTCGCCTAGAGTTCGGTATCTGAACTATTCGAGAGAGAATGTCGACGGCAGCATTGCTGACGAAGACACCATCAAGAATAGTTCAGTGCTGAATTCTTCATATCTCGCTGGTGCGAAGAACCCTAGGTGGAGGGAGCAAATCAAGCTTAATCAGCAAGCGGGTACAACTTTAACCGCTAGCAAGATTAGGTATGATTTTAAAGCTCACTCCGCCGAAGAGAACTTCCGCTACAGCTGGATCGATGAAGAAATAGGTAGTTATCCACAGAAGTACTTGTGTGAGGGAAACATGTTTAACAGTTTACCTTACTACGAGTACACCGGTTCCGATCTGGTTAGCCAGGCCAATAACCGTGCTTTGACGAAGTTCATTGAGGAAGCCAACGAGGCTCGCCAGGTTTTACAATCTGGTGAACTCATCGGCGAATTCAAGGAACTTTCTCGTCAGATCACAGGTCCGGGAAAATCTTTGCGTGCGCAACTAAATGCTTATATACTCGCTGTAAAAAGTAGAGCGAGCAGCAGGCGGTTGCTTTGGCGTCAGCCCCGTCATAGACGGGCAGACATCCTCACAAAGGTTATCACGGATACTTGGCTAGAGTATAAGCTTGGGTGGGACCCTTTAATAAGGTCCATCGATGATGTAATTGACTACGCCATAGAAAGCGATAGCTTTGCACATCGAGACATTCAAGCCATACAGGGTGTTGGTAGGATCGAGGATTCCATGTGGTCCCCAGGCGGGGATCAGATGACTCAGCGGACCCTAACACTACCCGGTTTTCGCAGCAGACAAAGAAATTTTGTCAAAATTGTTGTGATCTACCGCGGCCAAGTAAGTATGAGTTCAAGTAGAGCGGGTTATATAACCGAAAAGTTAGGCTTTTCGCCTGACCAATGGATACCAACTCTTTGGGAACTTGTTCCATACTCCTTTGTTCTAGATTATTTCGCCAACATTGGTGACATACTCTACGCAGCTAACTTTCCGAGAAGTCTAATTCCGTGGATCATGAAAACCACGGTTGTGGAATCAACGTCGAAGTTCGTTGACTGTTCGCCTCTTTGGAGGCATGCAGATCAATCGGGCTCTAACGCTAACGCCACATGGACCATCTCTAGAAAGCTGCGGAGCATGGGGGCTGCTTCATCCTTCGTCAAACGCGTTTATCGTGCTCCCTATCAGGGGTCGATAATCCCGGACTTGGAATTCTCAATTCCAAGCTCGAGTACACAGTGGCTAAATTTAGCCGCTTTGTTCGCAGGTGGACGAAAGGTTCAGAAGCTTCTTAGGAAACTCAACGACTAACAAATCAGGAGAACCTGAAAATGTCATTAAGTCCATCAAACCCCGTTTACGGGGCTGCTATGACTGGGTATACTTCGCCAACGTTTACGTTGACGGAGGACTCAGTTCAAAGCGCGAATGTGGCCAAACAATGGGCAATTACCGCTTTTGGCGGAACTGTCCCGAGTGAGGCAAATACACATTCAATCTCCAACCCGTTTACCGTGACGGTTGAGCGTCCCGCGAATTTTCGTGGGGTAGGTCAGCCGAATCCGACGACGGGATATCTAGGTCAGCAACCTCGAAATGTTTGGAAGGTCCGAATCCGTAAAGGACTCATACCTCTCACAGGCCAGGCTGCTCAGACTGCCCCACTGGAAATTCGTATTCCAGTTCCGGCAGGCACTGATGTAGCAGACCCTGAGAACATCAGAGCGCTGATGAGTTTTACTGGCGGTTTCCTTTCTGGAAACGCCAGTGCCCTCGCGCAAGCCCTCATCGACGGGATTATCTGATCATGGAAGCCTTCTCAAAAGAAGACTATAACTCCATAGTCAGGTATTTCGCCGTTGTCGGCCTGTGCTTGGTACTACTAGGTTTCGCTGCATGCGGCATCCATTCCCTTCAAGCTGAAGGCAAAGTGGACATCGAAGCTACCGAGACCGAAATCGCAAATAAACCACAAGAGGAAGAATAATGTCTGATTACTCACAAGATAACACTCTAGACCCTGATGTAGAATGCATGCTGGATGCATACGAAAGTATGCAACAACAGGTGCGACACATAATCTATGATCTCGATTTCGAGACTGTAGAGGAATGTGATGTACAAAGGGCGCTTCACTCGCTTGAACAAGCAAGTCAGGCCATGCTGGATGTGGTCTCTGCGGGTAGTCATACGTTGTACTCCAATGCGGTCTTTCAGTGTTTGTGCCGTCTGGCGGAGATCACCTATCATTACGGTGAGCAACTCCAGGTGCACAACATTGAGTTTGCGGAGTAGTAACAAAACTCGTAGATTGGAGCGCGCTTATGAAGATTCATAGCGAAGTTCTTTATTCTCACCTGCTTGCAGACCTACAGGAACACTTCCCAAATACGGACTTTACATCCGGTTATGAGGAGTGGCCTGGAATCTCCGGTCCGGAACGCCAGGCGACCGCCTTGCAGATGTCTATCCTTAAGAAATTTAAGGATCAGACTGAAGCTGAAGCGGATGCTCGGGCACTGGACAAATTCCTACAGAGTAACATACAATGTAGAGATTGGAGCCTTACTTGGGATAATTCAACGGATGAACAATTGCTTGGACAGTTTAAGTTTGAACTGTACAAGTTTTGTAATCCTGAAGGTTATCCTTTGGTATCCGACGCGGACCAGCTATGGCAGCTGGGCCGAACCGGGCCAGGTTCAAGTGTCGGGGCTTTCGGGACAGACTTCTATACGAAGCTGTTCTCGAGCCCTGGCGCTTGTACAAGTAAGAGGATTGCAAATCTGTACGATCACTCTATTCGCAAAGGACCCCTCTGGTCAAAGGCTGAAAGCCTGAGATTATCAGAGTATGGTCCTCCCGATATAGTGGCAGGTAGCCGTCTTTCTTTCGCATTAAAAAACGCAACAATATCTCGGGTAACGTGTACTGAGCCCTTGCTGAATATGTTCTTTCAGTTGGGGCTCGGTAAGTTGATTGAACGGCGTCTTATCCAGTTTTTTGGAATCGACGTCCGAAATCAACAAAACAAGAACCGAGAACTCGCACGTGTTGCTAGTATTTCTGGCGATCTATGTACTATAGATCTCGCCAGCGCTAGCGACACTGTGTCATTAGGGATGCTGGAAGCTTTCTTGCCAGAAGAACTATTATTCTGGTTGAAGCTTTTTCGCAGCCCTTATGCCAAACTGCCCGATGGCAGTTGGGAGGAGCTACATATGGTGTCGTCGATGGGTAACGGTTTCACGTTCCCATTAGAGACGGCCATATTCGCTTGTGTTGTCTCTGCTGTTTACCGCCTAGAGGGGATCCCTCTTCGGCGAACCAAGTGTGTCTTACGACAATCTAGGTTGCAGACTTTGAATAGTCTGCGGTATGGCCTAGAGTTTCCAAATGACCCTAGCCAGGTCAGATGGAAGCACGGAAACTACGGGGTTTTCGGCGATGATATTATTGCTGATTCATCGGTAAACCGGAAAATAATCCGGCTACTGAACCTCTTGGGTTTCCAGGTTAACACAGAGAAGTCCTTCTTTGAAGGACCGTTCCGTGAGTCATGCGGGGCAGACTATTTCGATGGTCTGCCCGTTCGAGGAGTTTACATAAAATCCTTGAAATCCATGGCCTCACGGTATGTTGCCATAAATCGTCTTAACGAGTGGTCAGCCCTAACCGGAATCCGGTTGAGGAGGACTGTCCGTTATCTCGCAAAGCACGTGAGAAAAATTTACGTGCCTCTTGATGAGAACGATGATGCAGGTATACGTGTGCCGAGTACGTTATTGCGGCGCCTTGATTGCGTGGTAGAAGTGCCCAGCTCTCGACCGTGGCAGCCCCTTCGTGGGACTGTACGGTACAAGGCTTGGGCGCCCAAACCGCTGCAACTCAGGCATTGCGACAAAACGTGCAAGGTACGAGGGCCGGGCCGAAGCCGAATTTACAACGGCGACGGTTTGATCCTCGCGTATCTGCGTGGCGACATTATAGGTGGTAACTGGTCGGTCCGTGCAAATGGACCGACAAAGTATCACCCGCGATGGCGTACTAGTCTCAATTGGGACTATACGCCGACGGCAGGGAAGCAATTCCCTGTTGGCACAATGGCC